ATACGAGTTTCCTAAACTTGGGGTCGCAGGTTCGAATCCTGCCGGGCACGCCATGAAGTAAATATTGATATGAAATTTGGCCATTACTCGGACAACGAAATCCCCAAACAGGAAGTCATCGGCTACAATGTCAACAGCCATGGGTATAGGTGTGAGGAGTTCTACCCTCTGCCCGACGGTGGCAAGAACACAGTGGTGCTAGGTTGTTCACACACGTTTGGCATAGGACTGGATCATGACGAGACATGGGTCAATGCATTGGCAAGAAGATGTTCAAACACACCGTTGAGGTTTTGGAACTTGGGCACGCCGGGTGCTTCCTGCGACAGGCTCGTGAGAACATTGTACTCCTGTGAGAAAGTGCTTTATCCCAAAGTGATCATAATGTGTTGGCCGTCGTTCAGCAGGAGAGAACGGTTGGAAGTGCATACAGAAAATCTCACCAGTGATAACAGGCTGTTGGCCACAGAGACAGACGAGACAGACAAAAACAATCTTTTGAAAAATGTCTTTCTTACGGAAAAGTTTGCTGAACACACAGGAGCCAAGGTATTCCATTGCTTCGCGGAGGAGGCCTACCTGCTACCCAACAAAAACAGTCTACACGAAACCACACTCAGGCAGTGCTGGCCACAATGGGACAGTCATCACCTTCCAGACGCAAAGCGAGAAGTCATTAAGGAGCCTAGCCTTGCCAAAGACGGACTGCACTACGGCAAGGAGCATCACGAAACCTTTGCTGAAAAATTCTACAATAAATTTGGTTTGAAATTGAAGTAGTCTTCAAAACTGATACTTCTCATCTGGTCTTGCTTCTGGACAAATGTTTGCAGTTGTTCCGAATTTTCAGAACCAAATGAACCACACTTGTCGGCAATAGATCTACAGAGAGCATTGTCACTGTGAGAAAGCAGTTGTTTTGCGTCACCGGTCAGTTTGTTCTTGTGCCTGATGTCCAGTTCGGTCGGAGTGACACAGAATCCATAACTGTGATCCAGTCCGTGCTGTTGTGTAAAGGACAGTATGTTGTCGAGGTCACCAACATTGAGACAAGTCACAGTGGTCCAGCAATTGAGCCTTAGGGTCCGATATCTTTCTGCAAGTTCCAGGTATGAGATTGCATTCTTAACATAGTTCTGCCAAAGGATTGGCCACCTGGCATAGTCGTGTACCTGCCCCACACCGTCGAGGCTCAATGTCACTATCACCCGTATGCCTTCCCTCAACAGTTGTTCCACCTCGGGCACCACTCTGGATCCGTTGGTGTTCATCCTCACTATCTTAACAGTGCTGGGTAAATTGTTGAGCAGTTTCTTGTAGTTGGGACTGGCCGTGGGTTCACCACCATTGACGTCCAGTTCTGTTATCCTGTGCTGTGGCAGTTTGAAGAAGTTGTCATAGTTGTTGATCCTAGTGTAGTCTTTGGATTCAAGGCTTCCTATCTTTGTACTCAGTGTTGAATTGCAACTCTGGCAGGCGCTGTTGCACACGTTGTCAAGCACCCCTCCCACTATAAGGTAATCCTTGTTGATGGCCTTAAGTATCCTCTCACGCTCTATCATGTCAAGCCTGATACTGTTGCCATTGGTCTTCTCCGTCATTTCACATCGCACACACTCGGCGGGCCAACGATCGTTGGTCATTTCGTCATACACACCTTTGAGCCATTCACTGTTGTCCATTGCCTGTATGTCATCAAACTCTTTGGCATTGACCATGTGTCCACACTTGCCCACTTTGCCACTCGGTTGTAGCCTCACGAAATGATAAAGTCTAGGACAGTACATCTTTGAACTCGCTGTCGGTCATTATGGTATCTATGTCTGTGGTGCGTCCTAGATACTTGTCTATCAAGATTTGGTCCTGCCTCACGTAGTTTTTGTGTGACACAGACATTATTGTGTCATACCTCTGTGGACTCAACGGTATCCATGGTTTAGGATTCTCGGTCCATGGACCGTCTCTATTTGGTATAACTTCATACAAGCGATCAACCAACTCCAACTGCACAGGTCCCTTGTAGTATTTGTATAGGTGCAACAACCAAACATATTGTGGCACGAAGTGTTTGTTTACGATGTCACCCTTCTCAATTCCGGATAGCACTTCTTGATCTAGTTTTGAGTCGTGTTCATAATACAGATATGTGTTTACTCCAGAAGCAAATCTCTCCAAGGGGTTCCTGATGTACACAGTTATTGGTTCCAGTTCCGACACAGACTCGTTAGTGAATGTCCTACAATTGTGGGCTTCGGCATACATCTTGATACTGCTCCGGCCATTCTTGAATATTGGATACACATAAAGATCTTTTGACAGTTCAACCACGGTGCATGGACCAGACAAGATCGATAAGAGATTCTTAAACATTACCAATATCCTCGAACACCCGTTTAAATATTTTTTTACCCTCGAGACCCCTTCTCTGGTCAAGTATCTTTATTTCTTCCACGAACGCAGAGGCATTCTTGTTCCAGGTAGTATTTTCTATATAGGCCAAGATATTTTCATAACTGTTCTTGAGGTAATGATCAGAAATAGCAATCTCTTTTTGCAGTCTATCTTTAATCCCGGAAATAATTTTGTCTGGTAGATTGAGCACATTGAAGTGAGCGGGTGTGTAAAGCGGACCTATGATAAAACTGTTCTCATGGTAGCCCATATCTCTAAAGAAATTTATTGTGTCATAAATGCTGTGATAGTTCAAGATAAAGAATAACATGTTAAAAGAGATCTTGTGATCTAATTCCTTTAGCCTGTTGAGATTACCCACGAAATCATTCCATATGCCATGATGCCTGATGTATTCATATTCTTCCTGCATCGACTCAGCACTTATGGTCCAATGAACATTCTTGAAATCACACAGCAGTTCAAACACTCCTGTTTGAGTTGAACTAAGGTTAGTGTTTACCCGGATGTTCACGTCCGGATTATTCTGCTTAAGACTGATCAACAGTTCCTTGTTTTCATTCATCAACAATGGTTCTCCTCCTGCCAGGTAAACATTCTTAAGTCTTTTAACATTATCAAAAACGTATTCCTTGACCTGCTGTCTCGAATCTTTTTTAGACCTGACAACTTCCCCTAACTCCTTGGCCCATTTACTGCTGTAACTAGGACCACAGTAGACACAGGCTTGATTGCATTGGTTTGTCCACCTAAGGTCAACGTGTTGCAACGAAAATTTTTCTTTGTCTTGGAATAGTGCCATGTCATTGCTAGGCGCTATCTCTTTGTTGTAGTAAAGCCTACTGCTGATGCTCATTAATTTTTTCCTACCCTGTTCCTGTAAGTGGCAACCACTACAGTTTTTTGGCATTCTGTCTTCCAACATGTCTTGTTTCAATTTTGTGTTTTTCTCACCCAGCATTATACCTTGTATTGTGTTTTCATGTATGTTGCCGATCTTGTCTTTGGATATGATGCAGTTCTTCACAGAGCCGTCTGGTTCGAGCTCAAACCCAGTCCATGGCAATACGCAGAAACTACGATTGGTGAATATTTTTTTAGCGTCCATCTACAAAGGTATTCTCTTGTTGGTGTAGCCTATAGATATGTCGGTGATCTTGATGTTGTCGTTGTTGATAAAAATGTCTATCACACTGGAGACCCATTGATCAACATCGGCCTTGTCTGTGTTGTCAAAGTCCTGTTGCGTTGCCACTCCCCCGGGCCTAATAATTGATATCTCTGGCCAATTGGATTTGAAAGACAGTTGCCTGGATGCTTCCTCCAATGCCAATTTCTGTGTCCTGTAAGAACTCATCTTGATGTCATCTTGGTCGTCGGGTCTGGTGTTGATAGGTTGCTGTGTCATCATTGTTGACACGTTCCAGATATATTTTTCCTGCCCCTGCCAGCGTTTCCATATCTCGTACAGAAGTTCCGTTTGTGCGAAATCTGCCTGTGCGTTGTTTATGAAAAGATCACAAGGTTCTATCAACCCAGCAGTGTGTGGCACGCGACGTATGTTTTCTCCGTGTCGTCTGCTTATACCAATGATATCGTGTCCTCGATCGGACAGTTGTTTGGTAAACGCCTTGCCAATACCTGCTGTGTGACCTGTGATCGCAATTTTCATAAGTGATTAAAAACTTATTTAAATAACGTTATGAAGCACTATCATGTTTTAGAGTGTGAGCAACAGGATCAAATATCCAAAGAACTGTTTGAATTTCTCAATAAACCAAATGGGCCAATGCAGATCCAAGCGACCGAATTTTGGAACTTTCTGAACAAGGCACAGGCATATGAATGCCTCAAAAGTTGTCCCAGCCTGCGTGATTGGTTATCAGGGTTGAAGCTCAAGGCCAGGGAGATCAGTTTCACGATCTATAATGACAAGATAAAGACATTCCCTCACGTTGACGAACCACCGGTGGTGGCAAAAATTAATTTTCCGGTGTTGAATACCAAAGACACTTTCAATGTATGGTTTGACGACAACGACCAAGAGATAGACAGGGTTGAATGTGTGAAACCAATAGTGCTGAGATCAAATGTCAAGCACACGGTAGAGATTGGTCCGCATGCGGTCTTTCCGCGTCTCCAGGTCAGTTTCTGTTTTTATAATGAACCTATTGGATATCTAGAGTAGGAAATTCAACGAAGCGTTGGTTCTCTCTCATCATGTGAGGACGCAGTAGAGCCAATTCCCTAACGAAATCTTTGTGCTCTGGGTGTGTGGCCTCCACGATATCGTGGTCCTTAAAGTTGGTGTGTGTTTTCCAATCCACTATCCTATTGAACCAAACACGGTCCGCATCGTATTCTTTGGCGAACTCCACATAGTCCAGCATCTCTTTGTAGTTCTCCTTTTGTACCACACAATGGAAAATGACCTTGAACCCATGATGTTGCTTGATCTTTTTCAAGAACGACAGATTACGTTTTAACATTTCAAAGTTACCTCCCCTACGTAGAATCTCGTATGAGTTTTTATGGCAACCATCTATGCTGAGTCCAATGGTGTGCATGCCTTCGAACAAGAATTTGTTTTTGTGATACATCTTTTCCAGTAACAGGCCATTGGTCTGGATGCTGAAAGTTATGTTTGGCTTCCTTGGGCACTGTCGTATGAAATTCCTGTACACCAGGCTGGCAAAAGGATCACCGTCACTGCCTATGTGTATCCTGATCGGATCGTCATGATTTTCTAAAAAATCAATTATCCTTTGGTTGATCTTCATCCTGGCCCTGAGCCTTGTGCCTCTCGATTCAAAAATCTTTTTTGTTCTGCAACTTGGACACGACAGATTACAACTATCGTCGTGTCCTAGCCTTATCTCTTTCAGAAACGTCTTTGGCGTATCTGCTTTCCATTCTGTGTTGCCCCTGATGTCTTGCAGGTAAGAACACAATCCATTCTCACACAGTTTGTATGATCCATCCACTATAGTGGACTGTACCTCTTTGATCTTATCTCCCTCCAGCACCTGTTGTAATGACTGTATCTGTAGATTGCCCACAGGCATGGGTAGCCATCCCGAACACTCGCATGCGAAACAGTTACCATACTTGTCTGTGGTTATGGTGTCAAAAGGTCTAGGACACTTGGTTGCTATGTTCAATGACTTACCTCTTCTTTGGATCAGTCAACATGTCCAAGGTCAATATTTCATGCTCAGGCACCACGTAGGTGTCATTGTTTGTGGGGTTTGTTTTGCTCTGTTTACGCTGTTGCGACCTGCGTTGTAGTTTCTGTTGCTTCTGTTGTTTGCGAAGGGACCTTTCGCCTTTCTGTGACTTGTATGTGTGATGTATTCCCATGATTGGACCTCCTCATTCGCATATATTCTAACACATATTTAATTTGTGTCAACTGGTAACAGATTATTTTTCTTGATGTGGTCCACGATTACCTGTGCCCATTGATGGTGCCCTTGTTGGTTTGGATGGCCATCTGTTGGCGATTTGGTACAGTTATTTTTCACACAGAACTCAAAATGGCTCTGACAGTAGTCCTGCTGATCCAGTGTTATCCTGTCTGGACTTTTTTTGAACCAATCGAACATGCTTTCCAATGTGGACTTGATCTGTGGAGCAGGCTCAAAATTATAAAAGTGTCGCTGATCCACTGCCTGTTTGAGAACCGAGATATCACCCTCGTCGGGCAGGTCGTTGCTGAGTGCCCAGTAAAAAACGTAAGGTATCGAATTGGCCTTGAAAAATGTTTGGAGTTGTAAGATACTATTCAATGTCTTGACCGCCGCCGTGTGTTCTATGCTTAGGTCCTCGTCGTTCAAGAAAAATTCCTGTTCCCAAGATCTCCAACTGCCCCATTGATATGTTTGTTCAGCGACTGCTCTCTTGATTCCAGACACGCCGGCATCAATCATCTCCTGTGTGGTCATCCTATGAACATAGTCCCATCTGTGGGCAGAACTCCAACCTATGCTAACAAAGGTGTCCTTGACACGTTCTGGATTTTTCAAGAACCAAAGCAATGTGGTGTTCGCAATCCTTTCATTGCCTCGTCCCCCCTTGGCCAACATCACTGTGTCGGACAGTCCCAGGCTGTCGCCTATTTTCTGATGGGCACTGCGATATGTTTTTTTGGTAGAGAATGAACAACCGTTTGACAAATGATTTACAATGGGCATGTTGATATTTAATAAGTATTGGTATGAGCACAGAATTTAAGCAAAAGGAAGTCAACCAGACCTACGAATTCTGTCGCCCACACCTAAAGAGTTTCAGGACAGCATTGGACATTGGCTGTGACGAGTTCATGTTCGCAGGCAAGTTGGAACAGGATTTTGAACGTATACACTGTTGGGATTTCAGAGACAAGTCCAAGATGATGGGACGTTATGTGTCGGACACCAACAAAGTTTATTTCCATCATACCGGACTGGGAGAGATCACGGACACACGTTACACCAAACAGGGTGTTGGCCGTGTCAAGGCCAATGCACCAACGGGAAACTCCACACTGCCCGTGCCCATAGTGACCCTGGACAGTTTTGGATTGTTTGATTCTGTGGACTTCATAAAGATGGACGTGGAGGGCTATGAACCTCTCATAATCAAGGGTGCCATGGAAACCATCACAAGGAATTGGCCTGTGATACTGTGTGAGATCAATCGTGGTGACTTCTCTGCCAAACAACTGCTGGAAGGCATGGGCTACAGTTGTGTGGACATCTATCACAAAGGTGACATACCACACGATTATCTATTTGTCAAAAAATAAAACTATCGATCTGTTCCAACGAATCAAGGCGAGGTATCTTTTTCCAGTTGCCATGGAAGAACTCCCAAGAACCGTCGTTGCCATCCAATTCCAGTGCTTGGCTGTCTCGCATCCTCAGGACACCCACTCCGTGTAGGTTGGTTATCAAGCGGTAGTCAACATCGGTGGCGGCGATGAGATCAAAGTTGATACGCCACACATCTCCATTCCATGCAACCACGTTTTCTATCTTGGGCCTGCCTCTCTTGGTGGGCCATGCCGCGTACCGGTTGTCGGGCAACACGTCATGGAAAAATATCAGGCCGTTTGGGTTGATCCGTGACCTGGCGTTCTCATAGTCTTTCTTGACCTGTTGGTAGGTGTGCAGTCCGTCTATAAAGATGACATCAAACTTCTCATCACTGTTGGTAAAGAACTCGTCACTGGTCATCCTGTGTGTGCCACCCATCAACGGATCCACTCCCACCTTGTGTTTGACCTGCACACGGTCAAAGCACTGGTTGTCGGCACAGCCTATCTCGAGGTAGGTCTGGGCGCCAATGCCTTTTACCATCTTTGGTATGATGTCGTAGTGTGTGAGGTCTAGGTAGTCGCAGTGTATTCTGTCTCGATCATCCATGATTCTTTATTTACATAAATATTTTCATGCCGGTATCAACCAACTCCGCTAACCCCTCGGGCACCCATTTACCATATGTGGCCAAGTTGCTACAGAGGATCAATGGACCGATCCTGGAGTTGGGATCAGGATTCTTCAGCACGCCGTTGTTGTACTGGCACACGGTGATGCACAAACAGCCGTTCAGATCCTACGAAAGCAAGAAGGAGTGGGCAGAGACCATGGGCTCTCCGGTGCAGTACATACAGGACTGGTCGCAGGCCAACATCTCAGAGATGCGATGGTCACTGGTGTTCATAGATCATGGACAGGCCCTGCTGAGGAAGGATCATGCCATCGCGGTCAAGGATCTCTCCGACTACGTGGTGCTACATGACACCGAGGAAACATTTGAGCCCACATATAGATATTCCGAGGTATGGCCGCATTTCAAGTATCGCAGGGATTTCACTGACATCCTGCCAAACACCACGATCCTCAGCAATACCAAAGAGCTCGACTGGTTGGGTTGATGATCATAGAGTACTTCAGTTTCTACAATGAGTTTGACATGCTGGAGCTCAAGTTGCAGGAACACGCCGCCCACGTGGATCGCTTCGTCATAACAGAGGGCAACAGGACCTACAACCAGATACCCAAACCCTACAGGTTACGGGAGCAATGGCAACGCTACGCTCCATGGCATGACAGGATAACCTATACGCAGTTTGATGCCACAGGACTGGAACCGGGCTGGCCCACGGAACGGGCACAGCGAGAACACGGAATCACACAGGTGGTGCCCAACCAAAAGGACATCGTGCTGATAACGGATCTGGACGAGTTCATGACGCCATGGGATTTCGAGTTCATCTCACAGCACATTGACGACAAGCGTGAGGTATTGTTCGCGATGACCTGTTACTGGTGTTTCGCGGATGTTGTTTTAAATCGCAAACAACCTGCCATAGCGGCCTGTCGTTATGCCAACTACATTGATTCTAACACGCACCGCAGGCCAATGAAAGAGTTCGAGGGCAGTAGAGACCCCTACGCAGACACCCTGGTCAAGGATGGAGGCATACATCTCACATGGATGGGAGATAGAACACAATTCGAAGAGAAATTGCTGGGGAGTATAGAGGGCTACAACTGGAGCAAGGATAGATCATCCAACGAGATGTGGGAAAATAAAACAAACAACAGATTGTTTTATTGGAAGGCCAAGTTCAAGGCCGGCAACACAAAGTATCTTGCGTTAAAGGACAACCAAGAAATGTCCGCCACAATGAAACAGTACATACACAACAGGCCGGAATGGTTATTGGGGTCAAAAGAATAGTCTTACGCAGATTTACGCTTCGCTGTTTTCTGAATTTACGCTAACGCTTTTTCTAACTTTGGCGCTTCGCTCCGCTCTCTTCTTGAGGTAGTCGATCACTATGGTTACCCAACAGTGCCATACGTTGTAGTTTGATTGGTTGATATCTTTTTTTGATATGTTCCATTCTGCTCTGTCTTTCTTTCTGGGGCCGGACTCTAGCAGTTTTTCAAGAGCCTCGATTCTGGCTAGGATCATAGTCCTATGAGATCTCGCATGTTGGGATCGATCATTTCTCTGCTCCATTGCGGTGTCATAGTGATACGCACCTTACATTTCAATCCCGGAATGCTTTCAATTTTCTGTTGTATCTCGACAGGCATAGTGTCCGCGGCCGGACAAAAAGCAGATGTAAGACTCATCAAAACAAATACATACCTTTCGCTTGTGACTTTGACATCGTATATCAAACCCAAGGTGTATAGGTCAACGGTTATTTCTGGGTCGTAAACTGTTTTAAGTTTTTCCGTTATCTGTTCAATGTATTCTTTTTTAGTTTCTTCGTGATCTTGGATGTCATCCAGAGTTGCATGTAGTTTTGGGTCAATGCTTGTGTGTGGCTGTGGTATCCAACCTGGGGGTGTGTTATGCATTTGCTATCCTTATGATCCTGCTTATCAGTTCTCCAAGACCGTTTTGCCTTTGCATTGTGAGTAATTCTTTTATACCTAGTTGTGCGAAATCTTCAACAACAAGATTGGCCACTTCACTCTTGTGGCATCCATTGACTATGTCGGTAACCACTTTGGCTGTTCCTTTTGTGATAAAGGCATCGCCGTCTGTGAGGTAACGCATCTTTTGTTCTGCGTCTGCTCCGCCTATGATCCACAATTTGCTGGCACAGCCGTGAATTCTATTTTGTTCTGTCTTGGCTTCTTCTGGCAAAGGTTCAACGTCTCTTGCCTTGTCCACTAGATACTGTAGCCGATCGTGTCCTTCCAGCATTTTGAGATCTTCCGCGGTTGCTTTGATTCTATCTAGTATCATTTTCCTTTGAAATATTTTTTAATCTTGTCAGTTTCGTTTTTGTATTTCTCATGCTCTGGCAATGGATCTTTCTGTTTTGTGATGTTGGGCCATTTCAGTGACCATTCTCTGTTGAAGTCTACTAGTTCTCCACTGTCCATGGGTTCTATGGCATCAACCGGACATTCTGGTTCACACACACCACAGTCTATGCATTCGTCTGGATTGATTACCAACATGTTTTCACCTTCGTAGAAACAGTCCACAGGACAAACTTCCACACAGGTCGTGTGTTTACATAAAACACATTTGTCGTTTACCACGTAAGCCATACTATATTATACTACAGATTTTTATATTTTTCAAGTGTAAATCCTTTGGCGTCATACACATCGAGGTATTCGGAATTGTTTGCCTATAATATTATAGGCAAACAAAATGTATCAATGATTAGAATGTGAACTTGATTCCTGCCGCGGCATCCTGTGTATCTACACCAGTTGCTGGGTCTGTCATTTCAAAAGCACCATACACACTGAAGTTCTCACCGATCTTCTTCTCGGCTCCCACGGTTGTGTATGCGGCACCGTCCTCAATCTTGCCGTATCCAACTGAATAGGTTGTATTGTCAATTACATGACCTACTACTAACTCATTAGCGGATGTGGTAATATTAGTGGTTTCCGTATCCTTGATCGTGTGCGTGTAACCTATAGTAGTTGCTTCAGATATGTCAAAAGTAACTCCAGCACCTGTGTACTGTATGTTGTTTACTTTGTCATCTGAGTAGGCAACACCTAAATTTAGGCTATCGCTCAGGTCTAAAGAAGCGGCTGTTTCAAAAACATCAACACCAGATTTTCCAGTAGTTCCATCCACTTTGATCATGTTGTCAATTTTGACAGCACCAAAGTTATTAGAATATACTGCTGTGTGCGAATCTCTGCTGAACAACTTTTGAGATGCGTTATTTCCATATTCCGGAAAAATATCTGTTTTAGATGTTACAGCACCTTTGAATACTGAGTTCTGTCTTCCAACAGAAACAATACCAGCATCTCCCATGTCAACACCAGCGAATGCCAGTTTTGAATCAAAAGGACTAGATCCTGAGTCGTCCGCATCAACATCTACTTCTATAGTTGCGAACCCCTTAACACCTTCTGAGATATTGCTACTAAAATTAGCACCAATGCTCGATCCGTTGTTTTCCGCTTTTGAAGTGGAAACGCCGTTGGCATCTTCGTTGTTGCTGATCATGTAGTTCAATGAACCATAGATGTCAACATCTACTTCGGATGCTTCGGCTGGAGCAGGTTTTAACACTGCCCATAAGATTCCAATTGCCACGATTATCGCAACAACCAATCCTGCTTTTTTCTTTGTTATCTTCATTTTTTCTCCTTGTTTTTGTGTGGTAATTTTGTTACCATGCACAAATTCTGTCTATTATAACGTGTATCTGATTATTTTGTCAATGATGTTTTGGATTTTTTTTTTGGATTTTTTATCTACAACTGACTTTATTTATTTCTTTACGAAGTTTACTTTTCGGTGTGCTTATATTTTTCTTGTCGCATATGGCATTTAAAACACACTCATCACACAGAGGTGACCTCGATTTACATACCAATTTGGCATGAGTGATCAACCACATGTGGGCACCGTACTTGTATCTGGCAGGTGTCGTGTTGTTTACGGTTATCGACGCTTTGCCTTCGTCGAGGCTGTCCACCCAACCCAGTCTCCACAACATCCTGAACACGTGTGTGTCCACTGCTATGTGTGGTTCACCAAAAACGAATCTCATCACGATGTCAGAGCTCTTACGTCCAACTCCCGGCAGTGACATCAGTTCTTTCTGGGTGCTGGGCACACGTCCGTCAAAATTTTCCAAAAGCATCTTGCTGGTAGCCAGTATGTTCTTTGACTTGGCGTTGAACAGTCCTGCGGGTCTGATGGCCTCTATGATCTCTTTCTGTGTGAGTTTCAACATGGCCTCGGGTGTGTCTGCCAGTGCGAACAGTTGTCTACACGCAACAGCAGTCCTCTTGTCCTGGCTCTGTGCTGACAGCATCACACCTATGAGACTGGTGTATGCCTTGGAATGTATCTTTGCTTTGGGCTTCTTGTTCGAGTAGTTTGGGTACAATGCACTCAACTTCTCATATATGTGTTCTATGTCGTTACTGTTCTTCATCTGAGTGTAACTCGTTGAGCAGTTGTCTCAGTTTGCCACCTTCCACTGTGGCCTTGACTTTGCCTATGGTGTCACCTTTGGTGGGGTCAGGCACTTCATCTCTGGCATCCTTTGGTGTGCCATCACCTGTTACCTTGGATGTCTTCTTGAGGTTGTCGTATATGGTGCTCCTCTGTTTGTCAAACTGTTTGTATTCTGGATCGTCCGCTAGGTCCCTGATCCTTAGGCTGTCCACATCAAACTCCAGATCCACTTTCTGCCCAACTCCAGAACTTGATCTGGTCTTCATGAACTGTATCTGATACCTGCCACGTTCTTTCATTGCCCTCGATGTGAATATACCTATCACGTTGTCTGCTGTCTGTATCTTGGACAGTCCGCCTGATATGTGGCTGTGATCGAACTCTATCTCCTCAACAGATGCTCTGTTCAACTGTGATGCTGTGGCCAACACACACTGTTTCTCCACGACCAGGTTCCTCAGTTCCTCAGACACGTACTTGTCCTTGATGAATAAGTCCGCGGGGGATATCTTCTTGCTCTTGGGCATCATGAGATCCAGGTAGTCGATCAAGATACAGTCTATCTTCTTCTTTGATTTGAGCTCCAGCTCTTTGAGATATGTCCTCACATCCAGCACGTTGCTACCACTGGGCAGGTATTTGATCTGTAGTATTCCAGATTTCTTGGCCAACATCTTGACCTTCATCTCAACATTGTCTATCTCTGGGAAAACCCGTTTGGTCGGAATGTTGGTCATCATGGCGTCCAGCCTCATCGCTGTCAGTTGTTCACTCAACTCGAATGATATGTAACAAACGTTCAGACCAGCCTGTGCCCAGTTCACCGCAAGATTCTGTAGGAACAAACTCTTTCCTGCGCCTGATCCACCAGCAAAGATGTTCAGTTCTCCGCGGTTGAAACCGCCAAACAGTTTCTTGTCTAGGTTCTGCCAGCCAGTGCTGATCTGTCCGTTGTTGTCCTTGAGGGCCTCAAGTCTTCCCTTGGGATCCTCGAAGTAGTCTGTGCCAAGGTCTCTGGTCAGTCCCACGTTGACCGCTTCCTTGACCA